TGTCCTAAACTCATGTCCAATACTTGGAATTGATTAAACGTAACAGCTTCCCCTCTTTTACCTTCTGCTGTAGAATCTATAAAAGCATATCCCATCGCGTCTGCGTAGTACATAAACTTTTCTTCATCCCAACCATGTCTTTTAGGAATTGTATTCATTTCCATTAACATGATTTTATCTTTATTCTTAGCAATAGAAAGTTCTAGTCTATAGTGGAAGATATTATATAAGATTTGGTAGGGTACCCCCATCGAAACGACTGATATTTGATCTGAATGTCGATTTGAGTAGATACGACCGTTATAAGGGAGTTTACAAACGGACAAGTTTGACATTTCGTTTCTTTGTACTTGATGAGGACGAATATTAACGAAGATGTCTCCGTCTATTCTATACCCTTCCCAAACCTGATTGACCCAATAATATTCTATGGACTCTTCTGATTCAGAATCCAATTTATATTTTTCGTCTACTATCATTTGTTGTTCTTGACCTACTTCATCGTAATAAGTTAAGATTCCTATTCTAGCAAATGATTTCCATACTACATGTAGTACTTCAGCAAATCTTTCTGTATCAGTAGATCTAGAATCACGATTAAATGGAGATAATACACCATTCATGCTTTTACCCGTAGGGTTTTCTAGTCTATCAATTTCATCTGGTTTTAGTACATCATAAAAAGAATCTACAATAGCATTTACACTCATTAACTTTCTTCTGATCGCCCAATCACCATCTTCAATAAATTGAATGTCAGGAGATTTTTCATAATCAAGATCAAGCGGAGATACTATTTCATATTCTACCTCATTCATGCAAATGTCTTTATATGAATAGACTTCACCAGAAACTAGCCAGTCAAAGAACCCCATTTGTAAATGATCTGGAAGTTCTAGTTTATCTATCATATAATCCAAGGCTTCTTGTCCCATAATAGCTCTTGCATCTTTGTAGTTTGTAAGAATTTCTTCTTTTAACTCTTCTAATGGCATTTGCTCTTGTGAAGGTTCCCCGGTTTGCATACCCATTTCATTTAGCTCATTAATGAACTTTTGTTCTAGGTATTTTTTTAGTTCTTGTTGTAATAGTTTTTGTTGGTTATCCTTCATGTCAGAATTACGGATAACAACTTGATGTGCAAAAGGACGTTTAGATTTTTCCCCTAATAATAAATCTACAACAGGTTTAATAATGTTGTAACTTCTAAGTTTAGCAGGGAATCCTTTTACTTTATGTTTTTCTGAATTGTACGGGTTTATTACGTAGTTATAATCTGCTTCTACTAAATTTCCGTTATATGCGTCGTAGTATTTATGCAAAGATGCTTTATGCTGACTAGAAAAAGAACTTCTGTCAATAAAAGCCTCTATTGTATTTTTTCCCCACTCTTTAGTCTTGCGACTACGAGGAATTTTTTGTTTTGGGATTCTACTCATATCTTTACAAAACTACGTAAAAAATCTTCGATTAAAAAAAGAATCTTCTGTTTGATCCATTTCTGCCTCGAACTCTTTATTATAGAGATCTTTCATGTGAAACATTCCAACTAACAGAGATGACACACGGTCAAAATTCCCTTTAGTATTATATTTAATTAATTCATCTATTAATGCAATATCATAGATATAATGCAGGTTTAGCTTCCTTTCGCCATTTTCCTGCTGTCCTCTTGGTGTTTTTAACCAATCACGCAAATATATTTCTGCCTGGTTTTTTCTTTGCTTAGATCCCATAGATGTACCATAGGTTCTGTTTAATTTTCGTATTCTAACACCTGATGTTTTATCAAACAACTCTGCCTCTGGTAATAGGTAATGCAGAAGTTTCTTTCGTTTTGCATAAGGTATAACTTCTCCTCGATCATTCTCAAATCCTATACGCGCATTGTAGTATTGTGCTAATAAAAATAAATTGTAGTTATACTCATCCTGTGATTCTGGTCTACCTACATACGAGGCTACAATCATATCATCTGGTTTTGACATATTGTTAATTCGCTTCATTACGTAAGCAGAACCAAGCGATGCTCCAAATCCATCTGATGCATAGGGATCATGCACAATAAAATACAAATCATCAGGTATAGCTTCTTGTTTGTAAGCAGGTGATTGATAAACTACTACAGCTCCTGTAGAATCATCTGTTTTATTTAATGGGAATTTTTCTATCGGGCGCACGCGAGGGTCAGGTCTAAACTCAATGCCTTCGGGCGCTTCTACTAAAACTCCAGCTACAGCCATTTGTTTATGTAAGCCTGTTCGCATAAGTTGGTTACGCCAATCTACTAAAGATGCTCCCGGGAACATATTACCTCTTTGTTGTAAAAATGCCTCTTTGGGCATCCAAGGATATTCCGTAATATATTTATCTAGAGTAGAAGCATCCTTTGCTTCTCGTTTTAGCTGATCTCGTTTTGCTTCCTCTTCTTGTTTTGCTTGTTTAGATAAAGAATTACCCTCTTTATCCATGTATCCTATTTTGTTTTGATAAGATGGAAAGAAAAACCCACAGTCACTTCCTTGCGCCCCTTCATCCCATATATTATCAAACGGATATAGATCATAAGCAGCTGGATTGTAAAACATTGATTCAAAATCAATTGTACCACCATCCATATCACCACCTGTTCCAAACAATACAATTTGACCAGTAACTACACCACCATCTTCCACACAGGGACGTGTTGCTAAATAAGAAGCTTTTAAATTATCAAATGCTCCACACTCTTCAAAGATTACAAGGCTTGCATCTTTTCCCCTTGCAGCATCTGGATTATCTTTAAATGTAATTGCCTCTACCTCAGATTTATATCCTTTTTCTACAGGTTGTTTGTTTATATACTCAAGATAGCTAGCACGCTTGTGATTAATCTTATCTACACCTTGTCTTCGTTTTTGCCATCCTGTATGTTCGTTTAGAAAGTTCATGTAGTCTGTAACCATGGTCATAATACCTTTTGGATACAAATACTTTTTATCATGAGCACACAAGAGTGTGTAAGAATTCTTTCTTGTGTTGTATATGTTAGCTGCAATAGCTGCATTTTTATATGAGAAACCTTTACGCCTAGCTTTAGCAACTATAAGGTGCTTGCCTTCGGCAGCGGCTCTTTCCATAGCATGGAAATACTCATAGTCACCATCCCAGAATCCTGGAAAAGAAACAGTTTTAAAACCACCTGCTTTTTTACCATCAACGGCTTCGGTTAGTTTTATTTGACAAAAATTCATGTAAAAATAATGATGTCCTGTTATACGAATATCTCCAACTGTGTATCCTTCTCGGCATCTTCTTAGTTGTTCGTACCAGTACTCATAGTAAGGCGCACTACCCGGTGGATCTCCACAATATAGTCCGTATTTTAAAAAATTAAGTCCTTCTCTTTTAAATTCATTTGTATTAACAAACATTCTATTCTTTTGTAGTTTTTCTTTTTTCTTGTGTATAATCTTTCTTCTCCATAGTGTGTTTACCGTCTTTTACTGTAGATATAACTAAATAAAAACTTTCACCATGTTCATATTGGTAATGACAATATTCTTTTAACCCTTTCAAATCTGATTCTCTTTCAATTGTGCCGCTAAAGTTTTTACCCTCATTATCAGGATGCATAAAATGCGCAGCTCCATAAGGAAGATGTTCAGGCTCTGTTACTTTAGGCATTTCTTTATAAATGATAGTTGTTGCGCCGCATGCAGGGCAAAACTTTTCTAATAATATATTACCCTCATTTACTTCTGTAATATTTAAGTTGCTTTGCTCACACTTACATAGTTGATCTGAATTTGCAGTTAATTTAATATCTTCTTTCATTGTTTTATTTTAATCTTCAAATAAACCTTTAGTTCCTCCTCCACGAATCTTAGAATCATTTGCTACTTCTTTTTTGACTTTCTCTTCTAAAGAATTTATAGTATCAATGGCTTTTGGTAATTGCTCTGACACTTCTAGTAGTCTTTTTACATCTCGCATTATACTACCTACATCTCTTTCTTCATCTCCATCAACCGTATCTAAGGCTATTTGTATTTGTTCATTCAAAGCGTTTATAACCCTTGATGAGGTTAGTAACCCTTCTTTAATTGCTTTTAATGCTGATATTGTAGGTGTTCGCTGTAAGTTATTGTACTTGTCCATCCCCTGTTTGACATCATCTGTGATAACGGTATCAATCTTGAGGTCTTCAAGGAGTCTTCTTTTTCGCTCTGCTTCTGGATATATTGAATAGGGCGATCTGTAGTCGCACATAAAATATATGAAGGAGAGATACTTAAATGCGGTTCTTTTTTTTCTGTCTTTGTCATTTACTATTATTTTTTTGAACTCAGGTATAAGTCTAGCCTCAGTCTCTATTACTATTTGGAAATTTTCTTCTTTGAAAAGCTTCATGATTTAAATTTTTAACTCGATTTGGGTTGCAATGAAATAAACCAAAATACGGAAGTCTTATGCCTTCGAATTCACCTTTGCCCATTCGGTATGCTACATACTCAAACTGTGATTCGATAATGGATTTCAACTCTTTAGTTGTTCCTCCCATCTCCTCTTTGATTTCTTTTATTAGTTTTTCTTTGATTTTATTTGGTGTCATTATCTTCCTTGTCCTCTATATTTCTTTTTATAATTTTTGCTTTTCGTGCTATTAGATGATTTACTCTTAGCATGAACCCCCGGTCTTTTCTTTTTAGATTCTAAAACGTACGTACTAACTGCTAGTCCTCCTTTTTTTGCCATTGTTATTTATATTTAATGTAAAAACTTATAGCCCATGCATCACACTTATCTGCAATTGCATATATGGTGTAGTCAAAATCAATACCCAGCTTCTTAAGCTCCACTTCCTGAATTTCGATAAACGTGAAGACTGCTTCCAACGTATCAATCGTGACTTTGATAAAATACTCCTCATTCTGCATTTATTTGGAATTCAAAACTTAAAAGATAGTTTACAAGAGTGGTGTCTTCTTCAGGAACTCTAAATACTAACGGATGAAAAGAATATTTTCTAGTTTCTTTTTCATACAGTAATACCTTTTTATCTTTTAATGCTTTGATTGCATTATTCAATACAGCTCTACTCCACCCCAATTCAGAGGCAGCTTTTATACGATTGTCTTTTGTACATGGATTGTTTTTATCTATACCAGATAAAACATATACGACATCTAGTTCGGTTTTGGTTAATTTGAGCAATCCATTGATAGCCGACAAATAGTCTCTTCGGATTCTCTTCTTAGTTGTTGGAATTTGTATCTTCATTATACTTAATTACTTTTTCTATTTTTCTTGATAGCCTTTTTGCCATCAATTGTCTAACATTCTTTAATAAGAGAATGATACATTGATTTTCTGCACTGAAGTTCTTTTTTTGTAAAGTATAAAAACGATCAATAAGTATATTGATTACTTCTTCATTTGTAGTCCCTTCTTGAAATGTACCTGCTAACTTCTCTGTGAACTTTATAGTTTGAAATCTCTCGTTATTGGAAAAGTCCGTAACTTGATATTCTACTCCTGGTTTTATTATTTTCATTGATTTCTCGTTTTTGTAAATAGCTAAGTTTACAAAACACAAATAATGTAAACGTTTATATTTACAAATATATTAAGAAAACATATAAAACGAAAGAATCTTTTATGAACACGTGTATTATAGAGATATTTTATGTTAAAATAATAGAATCTGCTGTAGTTATTAACAATTAGTGTTTATTTATTAACTTAATAAGTGATAACACAAGTGATAACAAATTTATTTAAATATGTAGGTCTATAACCAGCATTAGGTAGTTCAGCTGGTTAGAATGCCTGCCTGTCACGCAGGAGGTCGCGGGTTCGAATCCCGTCCATCCCGCACAATTAAGCTGTTTTTGTTTGTGTTGCTTTAAAAGTGATAACACAGATGAGAACAAATTTCAAACTTCCTAAAGTTAGAAACTATAAAAGATCCTTCATAGAAATATCTTACATAGGCTCGCCAAAACGAGAACGAGTGTACAATGGCTCTATCATAGGTTTGCATATTTATCCTAACAGACAAAAAGGAACAGAAAGGCTTAGACAATTAGAAATACTTCGTGACGAACTTACTACATGTATGATGAAAGGTTGGAAACCCTCTGATGGTAATTATGAACGCGTGCAAGATAACGTACTAATCTCTGTACTTAATTCTGTACTTCTTAGAGTAAAACAATCCTATGGTAGACAGCACATAGACTCTCTGAACCTGACGTTAGGAAGGTTTAAAAAATTTCTTACCTCTAAGCAGATGACTGTGAGCGCTTTGACTATTAATCATATTAGATCTTTCTTGGATACCTTTGATTCACCCACTAAATATAACCGTAACCGAAAACATCTGTCTATTCTGTTAAACAAAGCTAACATCCACTTGATCACTCCCAAAAGTATTCCTAAACTAAAAGAACGTAAAGAAATCCCTACTCCATTTACCGAAGATGAGCTAATTACACTTCTTAATTGGCTAAAGCTTGAAGACTATGAGTTATACCTATGTGCAAAGATTATGTACTTTACTTTACTAAGACCACACCAAGAGATAAGAAAACTTAAAATTCTTTACATAACACAAACGCACATATCTGTGCCTAAAGGTTTTACTAAGAATGGTAAAGGACGTAAGATCCCTATAAACAAAGAACTTGCAGATGAACTACTCAAATTTACTTACAATGTACCCGGCGCACTAAATCTTTGGTCGCAAATGCCTAAACACTATGATAGAAACTATTTTTTACAGAAATGGAAAAGGCTAAAACCACTGATGCTCGAAAAGTATATTATAAAAGATAACCAAAAGCTTTACAGTGTAAGACACTCCGCTGCAGTTGCTCTGTACAATAAAACACAAAACCTACAACTAGTCTCTACAGTTATGGACCACTCAAGTATTAGAATAACTATGGATTATTTAAAAACACTTAACGTGCATATGGATAACCTTAAGATTGAAGACATGCCTACTCTGTAAGATCAGATAACTTTAGAACTTTATCTACTAGACTACCTGGTGTTTGTTTCATAATAGAAACCCAAAACTCCGGATCTAATTCGTAAATAATTTTACTCATGTTTACCCAAGCTTCTTCAGTAGCTTCCTTAGTCTTTAGATCTAGTGGTGTACCCGTTCCTAAGTTTGCCCAATTGTTTGCATTACGTTCTAATACTTTATCAATTGCTTTTCTCACTTTCTTGTTTGTCTGGTAGGGTGTTTGATTTACTCCTGCTTTTCTCATAATTTAAATTTTAACATATCCTCTCGAACGAGGTTTTCTATTAGTTGTATTCTTTCTTTGTTTTCGTTTTTAGAATAATATAAAGGATTGACTATGTAAGTTCCTCGTTTGTCTCCTTTGATGAGGAGGTTCTTTTGGACTAATGCATAGAAGGCACGTTTGATTGTTGCGTCCTGGTAGACTGTTTCGAAACCACTTACTTTATAAATGATCTCTTTGAAGTTGTCTCGTACTTTTGCATTAGAAAAAACAATATTATTGGAATCCATTCTCTCACAGAGGTAGTCTATTAAATCACGAGGGCAAGACGCCAGACCAGCTAGTGCATACATGCTACCGTGGTATCTTCTCGTACTTCTGCAGGGGATGCTTTTGTATTTGTAAATAGGAACAGTGATACCGTCCTTGTGCTTTATACCTGTCATGTACTTTATTTTATAATTCTTCATCTACTCTATTATGACTAAACCTTTCAGTTTACCGGAACGCGAATAGATAACTTCTATATCTACATGTTCCTTTGCATGTGTCTGTTCAAATACTACTTTTATGTAACCCTCTGCTCCGTTCATCTCTAATACAGACCAGTCATTCATTTACCAAAAATAATAAAAATAATCCTTGCACAATATAATTTCGTTTCTTATATTCAATTTTGTTGATAAGTTAGGTACACCTCAGTCACCTTTAAGGTACATGTCAGTCACCTTTAAAACACCATAACTTACTATTCCATAGCGCATTAGCCTATTTTCTATTCCTATTATATAACTGTTTATGTGTCTTTATCTAAATTATAATTACTTGT